GTTGCACTGAATCAATCTGGAGTTAAAGTATATTTGTCACCTCAAAAGTATTTCCCACCTGGTCATCGTGGGGTTTATCATACCGTTGGTAATAATTTCTTTCTGAACGATGCATTTGTTCATCGTCCTAATGTTCTCATGACTGTGATGAGACATGAAGGATGGCATGCTGCTCAGGATTGTATGGCTGGTTCGATCAATAACTCCATGATTGCCATTATCAAACCAGAAGAATCGGTTCCTGGTGTATGGAGAGAGATCGTAGAAAAAACATATCCAAAGTCTGCAGTTCCCTGGGAAGCTGAGGCAAAGTGGGCAGGATTGACAGAGGGTATGACGATGAAAGCTCTGCAAGCCTGTGCTAGTGGTGAAATGTGGAATAACCCCGATTATCCTCCCACTCCTCTCACAAAGGAATGGCTAATCAAGAATGGGTATAAAGTTAGGAATTGATACATATATCTGTATCTAACGAGAATATATGAAAATCTTTCTTGATACAGCTAACACTGAAGATATTAAATCAGCATACGATACTGGTTTGATTGACGGTGTTACTACAAATCCTACTCTTATTCTTAAAAGTGGTAGACAACTCGATGAAGTTGCAAGAGAATTGTGTTATCTCTTCACTAATCTTGAGAGTGTCTCAACTGAGGTAGTTGGAGATACTTGTGAGCAAATGTTGACAGAAGCTCGTAAGTATCATACAATTGATCCTAAAATTACCATCAAAGTTCCTTGTACCGTTGAAGGTCTCAAGGCATGTAAAACTTTAAATGACATGGGTATTCAAACTAATGTCACATTAGTATTCTCATTGTCACAAGCAATTCTTGCATCTAAGGCTGGAGCAACATTTGTTTCACCATTTGTAGGGAGATGGTTAGATAACTCTGTAGATGGTGTTGATCTAATCAAAAACATTAGTTCTTACTTTAAACAGAACAATGTGAGTACAAAGTTACTTGCCGCATCAATTCGTGATGTAAGACAAGTAGAACTTTGTGCAAGACAAGGTGCTGATGTTATCACCATTCCTCCATCAGTGTTTTGGAAAATGTATAATAATATCTTGACAGATCAAGGACTTGAACAATTCAAAAAAGACTGGGATAATGTAATCCATGCTACCGATTTTTGTGACTGAACCTATCACTTGGAAACAGATTGAAGTTCCATCTGATATTATTAAATATTGTGATATGACTACTCTTAACGCAGATCGTGAGGATCTTCGTTATATTGATTGTGTGTGGATGCACATGGGTTACTATGGTGTTCCCCCTGAAATTATGAAAGCAGTTCGAGAAGAATTCAATCCAAAAGTAAAACCTATATTTGAGTAATATGTGGAGACTTTGGTGTTATGCACTAGGAAAGAAAGAGGGTAAAGACAATAAAGACGCAGACAAAATTGCAATCATTAGATCCATCATCATGTTTCAATTGATTGTAACAAATATGTTTATTATTGCAGGAAACGTAAAGAATCTTTGGTTCACCAGTTGTAGTACTGGCACAGTTCCCTTGACATTGGCTCCTAAATAACCTATAGTCTTATGGTAGTCAATCAGGAGTTCTCATGTCTGCCACTTATTTCCCACAAAAGACCCGTTATCGTGTCACTCTTGAGTTGGATGTAATGGACGATTTTAATCCTCACAATCTCGATTGGTCCAAACTCATGGACCTTGAAGGTGGGGAAAGTGTAGACGCTTATGTTGAGGATTTGTCAGTCCCAGACTGTTTCTTTTCCTGATATTATCATGGGTGATAAATAATCTTATTATCACCCTCCAATCATGGCTTTTTACTGTACTAAACCATCTGTGATTGATTCTTCTATTACACTGTATTTTGCAGGTGGTAATAGATGGACTGACCAAGAGTCAGAAAAGGTAACTTTTGCTACTCGTGAAGGATTAGACAAGAAAGTTGCTAATCTTGATGGTAAGACGGGTGCATTTAGAACAGCTACTGTTGTAGAAGAATGAAAACATTTCAACAATTTCTTTCTGAAGCCTCATATGATCCAGATCTTTCTGGTTCAACTGTTCGTAGAGAACGTGAGAAAAGATCTACCGAAGAACGTAGAAAGCCTGGTGTAAAACCCAGAATGAAGGCTGTTGGTGGTGGTAAATCTGAACCTGTGACGTATAAACCACAGGGTTCAATGCCTAAGAGAAGTGTTACTAAAAGTCAAAGAGAACAACAACCTGAGAAAGAACGTGGTTCTGCAAGACAGGCACAATTAGATGCTGCTAAGGAAGAAAGAAAGAAGGCAGCACGTGCAAGAATTGCAGCAAGAAAGGCTGGTGGTGAAGTTAAGTCAACATCTACATCATCCAAAGACGCAGAAAAGAAAGCAACAGAACTCCTGAAGACAAAGAAACCTGAACCTAAAAAGACAGAATCAAAACCACGTCGTAGTTGGAAAACTGCTGATGGTGGTGGTATGACAAGACAAGAAAGAGATGCTGCTCGTAATAAAGAAACTGGTCAAAGTAGAAAGGATGTAAAGTCACAACTACGTTCTGAGTTTGAAAAGAAACATGGTAGAAAACCAAATAAGAAAGAGGCAATTCAACTGACTGCTAAAGCACATGCAGCTGCAAAGGCTCTAAAATGACACAGAAGATGATGAGACTGTTTAATACAGTCTCTGAGGCTAAAACTTATGTAAAGAATGAAACTGGTTGGACAGTTGACAGGGCAAATCAATATGTTGACAACCATATCATCAATAGAAATGGTGACAAAGTTTGGGTAGTTCTCCCCTGACAGAATATCTCACCTTGAAAGGTCCACTATAGTACGAGACCACACTACATTATGACAAAAACCCATATCGAACACCCAGAAGATCTACTCCTGACTGGAGACCTTAAAGTCTTCGATCTTCTGTATGATCGTGCTCACATCTCCATGAAGATGGATGGTATGTCACTGGTGTGGGGTACTAATCCTGCCAATGGTAAGTTCTTTGTATGTACCAAAGCCGCATTCAATAAGAAGAAGATCCGTCTCTGTTATACTCAGGAAGATGTTCTGACTCACTTTGGTCATCAAATGGAAGTTGTAGATATTCTTTCTCGGTGTTTGAAATATCTTCCCCGTACTGGTAAGATTTATTGGGGTGATTGGCTCGGGTTTGGTAAGACTGATGTATTCACTCAGAATACTCTTACCTATGTTTTTCCCGAAGCAATTGATCAACAACTTGTTATTGCTCCACACACTGTTGTAGATGTGTATGGAGAAATGTGGCAAAATGTTTGTTCACCTTTGACTGAAACTCTTAAGGATACTGATATTGTCAAATGGGTTCAACCTTCTGTCGATCGTATCCCTCCCTCAGTATCAGTTCCTAAGATCAATAAGAGTGCTATCAAGTTTCTCACTAAAAAAGAAGCTGAAAATGCTAAGGTTGAGATCAACAAATTGATCAAGTCTGGTCAACCCATCAATGATTCGATGCTGACTGACATTCTTGGTTGTCAACATCTTGCCAACTTGTATCAGTTTGTAATTGAAATCAAAGAGGATATTATGGATAGTTTGATTGTCACTGATGCACCTATCTCTTATCTTCCCAATGGAACTCAATGTGATGGTGAGGGTTATGTCTTCCACTCCGAAACTTATGGTTCAGTGAAGTTGGTCAATCGTACCGAGTTTGCCTATGCCAACTTCCATAATGGGTTTGGAACGTAATTACTCACCTTGAAATGTTCACTATATTGTAACCACCTAGATTATGATTAAACTGCGTCCCCATCAAGAAGAGGCAGTGTATGCACTTCGCAATAATTCTATTGGTCAAATCATTGTCCCCACTGGTGGTGGTAAGACATTGATCGCAATTATGGACGCAGTGAAACGTTTTGAGGTCAATGTACCTCGGACTATTGTTGTTGTGGGTCCACGTATTTTGTTGATGGAACAACTGTCTTCAGAGTATCTGGAACACATCACTAACGCAAATGTAATTCACGTTCATAGTGGTGAGACCAAACATTTCAGTACCACTAAACCTGAACAGATCAAACTCGCGGTAGAAATGTCTCGCACTGTGGGTGATCATTCTCTTATCTTTACCACCTATCATTCTCTCCATCGTATTCAGGAGAGTGGTATTGATGTGGATACGATCTACTTTGATGAGGCACATAATAGTGTTCAACGTAACTTCTACGGTCCTACTGAGTATTTCAGTAAGAAGGCAGATCGTTGTTACTTCTTTACTGCAACACGCAAAACAAGTGTGACTGTGAAGAAACCAGGTATGAACTGGACTGAAACTTATGGTCAAGTGATTGCACGTGTTTCTGCACCTGAACTTGTGGAGAATGGGTTTATCCTTCCTCCTAAAGTTAAGGTCATTGAGATGGACAAAGTGGACAAAAAGTCTCTCACTCCTTACATGGAGGGGAACAATGTTCTCGCGTCCATTGATGAGATCGGGATCAAAAAGATCCTTGTTTGTGTCAAGACCACTCGTCAGTTGCAAAACTTGTTTATGACTGACTTTGCGGATCAGTTGACTGAACGTGGATATTCTTACCTCTATATTACATCCAAGACGGGTGCAATCATTGATGGTCAGAAGGTTTCTCGTGAAGTATTCTTTGAGACTCTTAACGCCTGGGGTAAGGATCGTGACAAAAAGTTTATTTGTCTTCACCGATCTATTCTCAGTGAGGGTATCAATGTGTCTGAACTTGAGGCAGTTATCTTCCTCCGTAACATGGACGCAATCGAGATGCTTCAGACTGTTGGTCGCGTGATTCGTGTGGGTTCTTCTACTAAAACCTACGGTATGTTGTGCGTCCCTGTCTACAACAATGTGGGTGTTTCCACAGAGAAAGCCCTACAACGTTGTGTAGATGTTGTCTTTGAGAAGGGTGAGATGTATGATAGTGTGACTCGGAGGTAAGTCATGAAAGTTCAAGTTAAACTATACGTTGCTGGAAAGATCTTTGAGGAGATTGTTCATGCTCGTAATTATGAGGAGGCACGAGAGACAGCTTTATCCCGTAATCCTCATGCTAAAGTAGTCTCAGTCACTGCAGTATTCAATGAGTAAGTTTCAATATACAAACTCTCACATTCTAGATGCTGCACCAGGTCCAATCGGTTTTGTATTGGATGATGGAAAATATGCAGCAATTCCTATAATGGGATCATCCACAAAACTTATGGTTATCTGGGATAATTGTACCAAGATGAAAGAGTGTAGAAACTTACAATCAGCTAAGAGTTTTGTAGATAAACTTAGACAAAAGAAACGAAAATAGAATATCTCACCTCCAAATGACCACTATAGTGTAGACGCAACTGTTTATGACCGAAACTGCTCCTAAGGTTCTAATCACTCGTGAACAGTACCTTGCAGACATCAAAGTTCGTTGGGATATTCATAAATATGAAACCAACCAACTTGGTCAGGATCTTAAAAACCTCGTTGAATATATCAAACCTTACATTCACAAAACCATTGAGTATGTAAAGGTTTCTTATCAACGTGAGTTTGGTCCTAAGACCACAATGTAATATTCTGGGAGGTTCCACCTCCCTTTTTTGGTAGAAATAGTTTTTCCATCGGTGAGATGTCTAACACTCCTAACTGGGTGAAAAACTCAGGTAAATTGAAAAGAACCAAGGGAATGTGTAAGGGTCGTCTAAAGGCCCGTAAGCAGGCTCTAAGGTCACTCAAAGTTAAATTATGTACGAAACCACAATGAACATTGATTCTCAACTTTTGACCGTCATTGAATCTTTGAAGGACGGAGTGATTGTTAGTAAAGATTCTAAATTTGATCCTGATCGAGGTTATCCTTATGCTACAGGATATTCTCGTGCTACTATGGAAAGTGCGATCGTTTCACTACAAACAATCGTCAATCAGTATCGTTCAGTTTGTCAAGAGGAATCGGTCTAATGTCTGAATCAATCAAAGTTGAATACGACTTCGTTTCAGATCATATTTGGTCTGATATTCAAGATTGTATTCATGCATCAGGAGTCAAACCTATCACGGTGACTGTTCATACAGATCGTCTTTATGATAATGTGGAGATGATTTTTGCTAATCGTGAGTTAGCTATTCAATTCACAGAAACTTATCTTGTCAGTGATGATCCCGCTGATATTATGGAATATGTTGGTCCTGAACTTTGATTGTGATGAAAAAACTCATTCTCTCACTTCTTTCTACTGTAACAATTCTCACTCCTGGTGTTGCTAAGGCTGAGAATACCTATGAGGATCATGTCAGTCTATGGAATACATTGGGTAAGTTAGGTGTAGTTACCGTCATTAACAATAAGATTCACTGTAATGGAAAATATGCAGGATCTTATTTCCCATATTCAGGATTATTTGTTGTATGTCAAGAAAACGGTATTTCTGGTGGTCCTCAAGTAGAATGGACAAAGAATGACTTAGACACTCTACGACATGAAGCACATCATGTTATTCAAGATTGTGTAGATGGATCACTTGGTGATGGTAAATCATCCACCATGTTTAACCATGAAGAACTAATTGAATTTGGAATTAAGTCATCATGGACTGAGAAAGAGTTGTCTAAGTTGATTGACAAT